AATTAGGAGTAAGTGTATCTGTTTTTGTATAAACGGCAATAAATGGCATATCATTTGGGGTTGTACTTATAGCAGAAATATTAAAGAATCTTAAATATAAACCTAATAAATCACTTACAAGCATACCATTGTCTGGTGCTTGGTACCAGTTAACCTTATTAGTTCCAGTTGAAAAGCTATTTTTAAAGTACCAACCAAATTGCCCAGAAGCATTACTTGATGCAGTTGGAACTGTTAAAGGCGGTTTTCCATCAGCATAGACCGCAGGGGAGTTATAAATATTTAATTGATTTATTTTATTAGAAGGTAGATCAGCCCAACCACAAGAATTATTACTATAAGTTAAAACTTGATTATCCTCCCCAGTGCCTAATAGTGATATAGTTGAACCCCAAACGGCTGGTTGTCCTGCACCACCAGAAGTTAAAATATCTCCAGCAGTTCCAACATTACCAGTCCATGCGCCAGCACTATATTCTGTATTTAATGATAATGACCCATCTGCTAAAATAGATACTGCTTTTGCACCACCAGCATACCCAAGATGGACTGCATTATAAATGTTAGAATTAGCATTAAAATTAGGAACTATACTAATACCACCTTCCAAACTTGCTAAATATGTCATCTCAACCGCCTCCGATATATAGGGGGCACCAACATATGCACTATTGTTTAAACCAAGAACAGTGTAATGACTTGTTTCAGTTGCATTATCCATACTTAAATAAATATTGACTGACCCAGTTGATTCCTTATTTTGAGTAGTTATTGCTGAATAAGTCCCGGCATATGTTGCGGATGCCGTAATTTCAGTTTGAACCGTTGGTGTATAAGAAAGAGCAGACCCAAGTTGTAAAGTGGGGTCTAATGTACCAAAAGACGAATATGTCATATTCGCATTACCATTTATAGATGTGCCATCGCTACTAAATAGCACCGAGGCTGTTGAGACACTAATATCCTTTACTGATACCCCATTAAAAGTTAAATCAGTTGCCGATAATATACTCACATCAGTTTCAGTCGTAATTGTCATCACATCACTCAAAAATGCCGTTTGAATTGTTGGAGAGGCGACCACAAAAGCAAAAGGTATTTGCCCAGCGGTAAAAACACTACAATCTAATGGAGGGTCCGCTGGATTGCTTGTTTCTCTAATTTCTAATGTTTGGCCATTTGTTGCCCTTGCATAATAGGTTATTCCAGTTATAAAAACACCAGCGGGGAATAATACTTGAACTGGATTATTATAAACTCCATATACTATACCAAAAGTATCTAATTCTGGAGGATACTCAAAAACAACACTCGTGAGTGTTCCTACTATAATTGGCGGTAAATTAGTAAGACCAGTAGTGGAACGATCAACTGTAATATCTGATTGCACTAAAATATTATTTGCGGATAGAGAATCAATATAACGAATATCATATCCAGAAATATTTAGAGTCGTTGTTGCTGGAAAAGTCGACCACAAACTGGCATCGGCCGGATTACCTTGTGCCCCAGTTGCACCAGTATCTCCAGTTGCACCAGTATCTCCAGTCATTCCAGTTGGGCCAGTATCTCCAGTTGGCCCAGTCTCTCCAGTAGCTCCAGTATCTCCAGTATCTCCAGTTGGGCCAGTATCTCCAGTTGGCCCAGTGTCTCCAGTAGATCCTGTGCATCCGGTGTCGCCAGTATATCCTGTGTTTCCAGTATCTCCAGTTGGGCCAGTATCACCAGTTGGTCCAGTACTCCCAGTTGGCCCAGTACTCCCAGTATCACCAGTTGCGCCAGTATTTGTATTTGTACCATCTTGACCAGCAGGCCCAGTCATACCAGTAGGGCCGGTTGATCCAGTGGGGCCAGTTGCTCCAGTATTAACAGCAGAGCCGGCAATTCCTTGTGGTCCAGTTGAACCAGTTGCCCCAGTTGCTCCTGTTGCACCTTGTGCCCCAGTTGCTCCTGTTGCTCCTGTCGCACCTTGTGCCCCAGTTGCTGTTGTTAATGTAGAACCATCGTGAAATCCGATACTTGTTATATTTCGTAAGTTTGTTGCGGAATCCTGATAATATTGACTACTATCAGGAAGACTTTCATCTGCAACATATTTTAATTGATTATGAACAAAATTTCCTTTGTAAAGAGTTCTTGACATGATTAATCTTTTACTAAAATTCTCTTTATTATATTATTGTATATATAATGTATTGAAAAAAATTAAAATATATTTTAAAAGTCGATATGTCATTTCGGTCTTCATTATCGCAAAGAACGGAATTAACTGGGGTTTTTTACTCTAATAGTACAGCTCAGTTGCAATCTAATACTGAGACAAATTTATCGTTAATTGCGTCATTGCAATATGTGCAAAATTTTATTAATTATTATATTTATAATACTTATTTACCGATAAACAATCCTATATTTCAAGGTATTATGAATGGGGAAAATATTACCTTATCAAGTACTTTATCGACTCCAACTATAGATGGGGTATGTAATTTTACAGGATCCCCAACTATACAGGGACAGCCAATCGATTATGATTTATTAGGAGAAATAAAAATGTGTATAAATGAATTGCCATTAAATTTTTTATTATGTGATGGCTCAAGTTATGCCACGGCAGATTATCCAGATTTATTTAATATAATTGGCTATACTTATGGCGGCTCTAATTATAATTTTAATGTGCCAAATTTTGAATCATATATACCAATTGGGGCAAATTCAACTTCGGTAAATGGAACCCCCACAAGTAATTTTGTATACGGAAATGGCCAATCTGGGGCAACTAATACAGAAACTATTTCATATAGCAATGGGGTGTCATTATTAACCAATATGCCAACACATGATCATACAATTACAGACCCATCACATTCTCACGGAATTAGTATTTCAAAAGATACAACTGTATATACATCGGTTAACCCTCTTGAGCCCATTGATTTTCCAATTGCTCAAGAGGGTACTTCTTTAGTAGGTACAAGTATTGCTTACGCAAGCACAGGTATGACTTTTGAATCAACTGGAACTAATATACAATCAATTGACCCGATTAGTGGATTAAATGGAGTAAATGTAAGCCCTCCATATTTAGCCGTAAAATATTGTATATGTGCGATTGCATAGTAAAGTATTTCTCAAAAAGATAATATCGAAATCTAATATAATCTTTTTAATATAAGATTATCTTTAAGCCTTTTATAAAAAGGCTTTACCCAAAAGCGACCGCTACGCAGTGCGTTTTGTAATGTCCTATAGAAGTGCTTTATCGCAAAGAAGGCTCGAGGGAATTTATTTTAGCAATAGCAGTGCTCAAGACCAAAGTATCACAGAAACTAATACCGCATATATTGCTAACCTTCAATATGTGCTGGACTTTGTCCAATCCGCATATTCAGGCTTTTTAACTGTATTAAACCCTATATTTACAGGTCTGATGCAAGGTCCGTCAATAACATTAACTGGAGAGTTAAGTGTCCCCACTATCACATCAAATACAAATTTTACAGCAATACCAACGATAGACATAAATAATACAGTTTATAATGTGTCAACATCCACAACTGGTACTATAAAAATGTTAATAAGTAATGTAAATTTACCACCTGGATATATACCATGTAATGGTGCATCATATGCAACAACGGCATACCCTGCATTATATGCAGTAATAGGGTATACCTATGGCGGTAGTGGTGCTAATTTTAATGTCCCTAACCTACAAAGCTATTTTCCAATTGGTGGTAATGGTTCTAATGCTTTAGGGTGTTCTACAAGTAATTATGCAACTGGAAATGGCACATCTGGAGCAACTAATACATTTGCACCAACTTCTAATTTTGGAGGATCATCTACAGCAATTGCACCATTACTCACAAAGGCATGTTCCCATGACCACTCTATAACAGACTCTGGGCATAACCATGCAACTGAACTTGGAGAAATATTTGTTGCATATATACCAGTTCCGACACTTGGCCTATATGTAATGATACCAGATCAAGGTTCCGCATATCCTACTGGATCGAGTGTTACAAATATTTTAATTGATAATACTGGTACAGATATTCAAGCGACTGATCCTATAAGTGGATTAGCAGGAGTAAATGTTAGCCCCCCATATGTCGCTGTATTTTATTATATTGCAATTTAA